CATACTTCAACGAATCAGTTGGAGTGATAGGAACTCCACAAATTGAATTAAAAGATGGTACAAATTTAGATTCATCATTTGGGGGCTACGGTTCGACCATGCTAGATTATAAATCTTCTCTATCTAACTTAGATGCTGGTATTGTCGCATTTGGAATTGCTGCGGGTGTTGATACAAGAACATCTGCCGTAGATAATAACACCTTGGGTGTTAATTCTGATGATTCCATTTCCCTTAACAGCGGTAGAATTACAAAGAATGCCGGTGGTGTTCTTCGGGATGAGAGTGATAATGTTCTTGTCTTTAATGATGGTGCATCCACTGAGGCACCGATGAGTTTTGGAGAAATTGTTCTTGAAGATGGAGACACTGCCGAAGTGTTGTTAAGGGCAGCCTCAGACGCTTCGTTCACGGTGTCTTAGAACTGTTATAAATAATCATACATTATAAGAAAGGTGACGATATGATTGATGTTGATATGATTACCTCTCGTAGAGAGGAGTTGGTTGAGGATTTAACTAAAGTTAGACTTAAACAAGATGAGATTGAAAAAGCAAAATTAGAAAATGTCGCATTGCAAAACGCTCTCACTGGAGCAATTCAACAGTGCGATGATTTTCTCAATAAGTTAAATAATGAAACAAGTGATGAGGGATGATGCGCTCATACCCTCAATAGCATTCCCCCAGATGCAATTAAGCAGGGGGTTTAGGAGAAAGTAAATGGCTGACAAGAAAATTACAGCACTGACAGAGCTTAGTGCTGCGCCTGACGTAACTGACTTGCTTCACGTTATTGATGGCCCTGGCGGAACTCCCGTCAACAAGAAACTGACATTCAGCACCCTTTTTGGTGCGAACGTCCCGACTTCGACAGTTGCGAAGACGGTTGCTGGAACTTCGGTTGCTCTTGACCCTGCGTTCCGTCAAAATCTGGTGACAAGCACACAGACGGGTGCGCTCACATTGGCTGACGGCACGGTTGCTGGTCAGATTGTTCACGTTGTCAAGGTTTCTGGCGACGAAGCGAATGCGGTTACACCGGCTGACACGCTTGGTGACTGGGCGACGATTTCGCTTACGGACACAGGTGACAACGCTACTCTCATGTGGACAGGCACAAACTGGATTGTGACTTCTTCGATGGGTGGTGACGCCACAGACGTTTCCATTGCGGTTGCCTAATTATAGGTATATTTTGGTGGGGGGCTTCCGCCCCCCACTGATTTACTCTGGAGAATGATATGCAAGTGCTTCAAGAAATTAGAACAGAGATAGTCAAAAAGCTTTTTGAAAAAAAGAAAGAGCCAGAGTTTCTTGAGGAACAGATTAGAAACAAACCACCCGTAGAGGATGGAGAGAAAGAATGAGAACATTCCGTAATTTTATTTTGGAACACCCTAGCTACAATCATGCAGAGAACCCATCAAATGGTTATCTAAGTGATGCCGTAGTAAAAAAACTCAACTCACTTATGGGTGCTATCATCAAAGAAGATCAGCAAGACGCTGAAATTGCGATTAGACAAATTAGAACCTCTCTTTCAAAGATTGGTTTGACTTTTGGCCAAGTTCCACCGATGATGGAAGAAAGTGGTGATTTTAGTTTACCTCTTACACTCTTTGGTGGCCGTTTCGGTAAAGACATTGATACACCACATAATGAATTTTTAGAAGACGATGGTATTAGTAATCAAGTTGAGGGTGGACTAAGCTTAAATATTAGTTATGAAATGACAGAGACTAATCAATGTAGGCTGCGTGCCAATATTGGTTGATGTTCAAAAAGATAACAAGTGAAAATGTTAACATATATGCGATAAAACATTATGATAACCCTCATTGCGAAAATGAGAAAGAGTTTTACGATGATATGAAGAGGTTTAAATATATCAAACGTCTTCTAAGAAAATACAAAGAAACTAATATTCTAAAAGAAAGATTGATTCTAAATCATATCATCGTACTAAGAAATCTATTTGGGTCCGAGGCTTGTGTGACTTTGCTCTTGCATAAAATTCAACAAGAGCATTTTAGTTCGCTCAAGTCTTTTTTATTGTTCCTAAATATGATAAGGGATGATGAACTACAAGAGATAAAGCACAACGAGGAAATATTAGAGGTTTTAAGGAAACTGTAATGGGAAGAGCGATAGACTTATTTGTAACCTATAGGTTTATTAAGCTATTGGTTACTCCATTTGAAAAAACAGATGCTTATCGGTTAGGCATAATAGATGCTGATGGAAAACGCATACTAGAGCCAGGGACCACTAATAAACCTACTACACTTCGCACAGTAGAGGAGAAGAGTGCATATACTGTTCTTCATAAACTTGTATTCAATATCAAAAAAATATTTGCAAAGGTGCCCGGACTTAGAACTAAGTTAGGGACATATGCCGCTGCATTATTTCTTCTCAAAGATACCTTCAAAGAGTCAGTCGATGATCCAGATATCTTTGAAAAGGAATTTATGAAATATTTAAAAGAACAGGGATATGAGATTGATGATACTATATCGGAAGAAGTCATAGGTTTCGGTGAGATTCTTCCAAAGGGTGAGTATAAGTTGGCCAATGATATACTAAACAAAGAGGAAGAGGAGTTGAGTGCGAAAAAAGGCGACAAGGTTGTTGCTTTTGATGATGAAGCACCAGTTGATACAATATTAGGTGTTGATATATTCCCTGTTGTTCATGTTAAAACACAAGAAAAAATATATGTTGGATTGGAGGATTTGGTCCAATGAAAAAATTTAAAGATATAATAGAAGAGATTACAGTTTTTACAGTGAAGAATGAGGATGTGCCAACAACGTCTGTTGGTAACGCACCGCCTGGTATGGTCGATGAACCAATTGTGAGAAAAAAGGAAAAAGAAAAAAGAATACCTCTAATTGATGGCCGAACAAAAGCTTATAGAAAACACCGTCAAAAACTAGAGGCTCAAAGACAAAGACGACTAGCTAAAAAAGACATGGAAAGACATAGCGAATAAAGGCATGTGTCACTATATAAATAGTGAAAAAGGTAGAGAATAACAATGGCAATATCAGCAAGCACAGTCACAACAACTGATACTCTAGAAACCTTTAGAGTTGAATTTAATAATCTGGTGGCAGATGTTACTAGTATTCAACAAGTTGGTGCGTCTAACATAGTCATATCTGATGGTGGTAATATAGGTTCAGCTTCAGATCAAGATGCGATATCAATTGCAGCAAATGGCGTAGTTACTTTTAGTCAGGCTCCATCTTTCACTACAGGATTGTTGGTTTCTGATTTAGATATTGACGGCGCAACAGATATCAGTGCTGCAATTGTTGATGCTGACCTCTTCATTATTGATGATGGTGCGAGCGGAACAAACAGAAAGACCGCTGCATCCAGAATTAAAACTTATATTGCAGATGTGACACTAACCACTGCCGCACAAACTAATATTACCTCTGTTGGTACATTGACGGCTCTAGATGTAGATAACATAAACATAAATGGTAACACGATTACCGCTTCCTCTGGAGCGGTGAACATCACTCCGGCCAGTGGTTCTGCGATTGTATTAGATGGTGCCGTCAACATAGACGCTGGTGTGGTTACTGGTATCACAAGTCTTACATCTAATGCGATATTAATCGCTGACGCTGGAACGATTGGCTCCGCTTCATCCACCAGTGCTATCACCATTGCTTCAACAGGTATCGTTACCTTCGTGGATGATATCATTATCAAAGATGCTGGGACAATCGGTTCCGCTTCTGATACAGATGCTATTTCGATTTCATCTGGCGGTGTCGTCAATATCTCTGCTACAACAGCTAACACTAACGCATCTGATGGTGCGCTAACAGTTGCTGGTGGTGTTGGTATTGCCTTAGACGCTTCAATAGGTGATGATTTAAGACTCATATCCGACTCTGCCATTCTATCTTTTGGTGCTAACTCTGAAATCACTGTTACTCATGTTCACGATGTTGGTTTGACAATCACCAATACAATCGCTGACACTGACAACAGGCCAACCATTCTACAATTGAAATCTGAAGAAGACGCAATAGTTGCTGATGATGTTATTGCATCCATTGAAATGGCGGCAGGAGACTCTGATGGAACTGACGGTGCTGTCGTTGCCGCTGGTATTCATGCGATTGCAGAGGGAACATTTGCCGCTGACGCAAATGCAACAAAACTAGTGTTCACGACTGGTGTTTCTGAAACTGCTGCGGCTTCTGCGACTGCTAAAATGACTTTAAGTTCTGCTGGACTTCTAACAATCGCTGATGACTTTGTTATTAAAGACGGTGGCACTATTGGCTCTGCTTCAGACACAAATGCGATAACAATTGCTTCTAACGGACAAACAACATTCAGTCAAAAGATATTTGGCACCCAAGCTGAGTTTTCAAGCATTGTCAAGATTGGAAGTTATCTTTGGCTGAATGACGACGACAACTTCATATATTTTGGTGCCTCCGCTGAAATCAGTATACAGCATGACCATAATACGGGGTTAACATTTAAAAATGGCCTTTCTAATGACAATAACCCATTTATTTTAACATTAAAATCTGAAGAGAACGAAATTACTGCAAATGAATTTATTGCATCTATCGAATTCGAGGCTGGGGATTCT